AGTTGAGGCCGAAGTTTGCCAATTTAGCGCGAATTAACGCGCCAAACCCCAATTGGACGAAAATATTCCAGTGAGGCTCGATCGCTATTACACGATCGATTAAGGCATTCTTCGGAACGAAGACCATTCGATTCTGGTCAGTTAGTTGACTGACCGGGCTATTCACAGCATTGCTGTAGAAAGGAATCAAAGGCCAGAGCCTGGTAGTGGCGGAGTATGGATTCTCCGTCATTTTCTGCGATAACAGTACTTCCCGACCGCCCACGGATAGGGTACTCCCCGGTCCGAAGCGGAAGTGTGCTTCCGCAAATTCAACATCGCGGTGCGATAACCGACCCAAGATCGACCTAATTTTCTTTCTCATCTTTGAGATGAGGGTTAGAAGACCGGGTTCCCGATCACGGATACGTTGGTTTGTCGCGGCACATCGGTTTTCTGCTTCCACCCATTTCTGCAGCGCTTTCTCCTCACGGTCAACCTTGATTGGTAACCGTGGACACTTACGTAACATTTCTGTCACGCCGTAATCGATAGGAAAAGTGTTGGCTGTTTGATCTGGAAAAGGAAGCTCGAGGTACTGGTCCCACTCACCATTGCTGGCAAGCAGATAGCACGCTAAACTCCGTGGAGTGTTCGCGGCCTCACATGCGTTCAAGAACGCACCTAGCTCGATGGAGAAGACTTCTTTTTCGAGCCGCCTTCGTCTTTCGGACGGACTCTCCCGTTTCTCCCGCTTTGTATTGCGCGGTTGGCGGGTTCTCTTACTGTTCTTCCCGGCAGCTGGGGTTCGACCCCTATGCTCCTCCTGTGGTGTAACACTCATAGAAGTCCTCCTATAATCACATAACAGTGGCCCCCTCAGGGGTTAACGTTAGTCCGGCTAGTAAAGCGGATCGTGATCACGGAGGGCGGGTTTGAGAAGGGCATGATTCAAACCGTTGTAGGTGAATGCGTAGAGGTTTTTACGCTCAGCATCCGTGCTCTCGTCAGGCAACACGAATTCTACGTTTGCACGTAGGGTCCGCACGACCTTGAGAGTACCATCAACGGTGCCCATGACCGGATACTCGACGCTATAACGCGTCTTTACGGTCGGTCTCTGAACAGAAGCGTCCGAATAGCCCACCTTCAAGACGGTCATGCCAGCAGTAATGCCGCCAGCACGATCGACAAAGGTCACAATGCCGTCTTTCGACGGCAGCGGGCTAAAGACAACGGTGGCCGGAACGGTCTGGCCGTCGAGCAATGAAACAGAAGCAATTTGTCCCATGTGAGACTCCTTCTACTGATGTTATCGACGCGCACGAATGTTTGCGCCAAGGAGGTTTAATGAATCAAGCGTGTGAGTTAGGTTAATGCCAGTCCAGAAGTTCAACGACGGACTGCCCAAGGTGGTATAGACCGAGCGATTGTACTGACGATTTGTTGCTACGCCAGACATCGTAGGTTTCACACCGAGCTCGCGTAGCCGCGATACCTGCACTGTTACTGTGGAGTGTCGTTTTACTCCAAGAAGGGCGTCGAGCCCATTCAGGTAACCTCCGACGTCAATGAACCAATCTATGACGAAAGAGAAAGGGACTATGTCCCAAAGTGCGAAGGTAGGATTGCTCAAACCTAATTTAGACGGAACCCTTGCAAGAGCTGTATCGAACTGCACCCAAGTTACCATTCGAGCCTCACTCTCCTCCACAATGTATCGTGGAAAAGAGGGAGATCCGTAGGATCGAGTGTAATTCTTAGTCTCCTTTTGGGTACAGACAAACCGTTTGACAGGTTCGCCTGTTAAATCCTCGTGTAACAGCGCCAGGCTACTTTGTACATCCATTAAAAACGGGTTTAGCCCGTAACGGTTGTACAGATAAAAGCCCTGGGTCGTTTTAAACGCCTCACGAATGCGTCCACGCTTGAGTTGCTTGTACAATTTCCACAACGCACCGACGCCGTCTTGGAAGACGGTAGCAGTTTGTCGGTACGTCGCTAGTTGCATCCACAAGTTCACACCTTCACCCTTGATTTTTCCAAGCATTTTGCTTTTTAAGGCATTATAGTTCGGAGTGATCGTCGGGTTAGGATAGTTCAACCCATATTCCTCTTTGAAAAAGGATGGCCTTACGGCCGCCGTCTTATAAACGGTAGGGTTGGTCGAGGCGACGCAGGTGACCGCCAGTGGCGGTACGCTCCAATCGCTTTTGACTTCTGTGGTTCTTCGCTGCCAGCTTGTGGGTTGGAAAAGTCGCTCGACGCCTTGCGGGCGTTTTCGCTTTACAGCAACGGTGATGAGCCGTCGCTGCTCCCATAAGGGATTTGACCAACTTGTAGATGAGGACACACCGCAAGGTGTCTCCCACCTAACTGGTGGCGGTTTGTAGCTTAATACTGCATCCGCCATTTCAGCCGCCTATTGGAGGTACTTCCGGTTGCAAGGCCGGCTCCTCAGGCAACGCCCCGTCTTCATCCTCATCGAGGATGCTAACCTTGTAGTTACAAAGGTCGGCTACCACGCGCAAGATCTCTACGCGAATGGTTGACGCTATCGGTTCAGGCACGTTTTGAGCGCATTTTGCACGCTCAGACGGACTTCCTCGACAATGAACGTCACCAATAATTGCGCAAA